TTGGTCCAGGTTGCATTGTCGATTGTTTGCGAACGGGTCAGTGAGTTGGTGCGCGTCGGCACCGTCTGCAGGCCGACGTCGGACCGGCAGAGTACATTTGCCGTTTTCGGCAGATAGAGCCCGGTGCTGTCCTGCACATAGATCGTGCCGGCGTGCGTGTCGGTCGGGATCGGCGCACTAAACGTGAAGTTGCGCGCGAAATCCCAACCCAGATCAAAGCCGGCCATCCACAGAGGGCGCCCGTTCCGCATCCTCGCGGCGCCCATCCGGCCAAAACCCCTGCCCATCACTCCGAACGGAAGCGGCATGGTCAGGTGTTCGCCACCGCGGCGACCTTATGGCCGGGCGTCACCGCGAAATACTCCGTCTGGTCGGCGGCGAGGCGCTTGCTCGAGGTCGTCGCGGTCGGGTCGGCCCCGAACAGGATCGAGCAGATCGAATCCGTATGGATGCGGACGAACTTGGTTTTGGCGCCGAAGGCCGAAGACTGCGTGGTCGTGGTGTAGGTGACCGGCGTCTGTTCCGTACCGGGCTCAGCGCCAACCGGCACGCCGCCGGGCATGATTGCCGCCTCGGAATATTCGGTGATGTAGAGCTTTCCCATCGTTCAGACCTTTCAGAAGCCGGGGGGCTGTGCCATCTGCGAGCTGCGCGCCGCGAGGTCGATCATCTTGCCGCGCTCTGCCATCGTCGCCATGCGTTCCTTGTGCGCCATGTCGGCAGCACTGGCGGCAACATCGATCATCTGCGATTGCCGATCCGCTTGAGCGCTGGCGCCCATGTCCTGCGTCTCGGCAACGATCTTGGCCGTTTCGGCCTGCGTCTTCTCGTTGCCCAGTTGCTTGGCCTGAAGATCGAGTTGAATGGCGGCCTGCTGCATCGGGTTCGGCGGCGCCGCGGCCTGCTGGCGCGACTTGTCGATGATGTCCTGGGCCTTCTTCTTGACGCTGCCCTGGAGCGGCGACAGCTCGATCAGCAACTCGGGCGGGACCATGCCGCCGCCGCGCGCCATCGTCGTCAGCGTGTCGTAGGCGTCCATCTGCATGTTGATGGTGTCCGGTCCCTCGTCCATGATGATGTCGACATCGAGGGCGCCGAGCCTGTTGATGATCGCCGGCATACCGGTGCGCGGGTCGACCCCGATCTGATTGACGCCAAGGAACTGCGCCAGATTGTCGTCGTCGGTGACGCGGATCCAGCGCTCGGCTGTCCAGAACACCCGGACTGCGTTCCAGATCGCCCGATAGATGCGGAGCTTGAAGCCCTTATAGGCCAGCGTGAACGGGCCAAGTTCGGCAACGCCGGCCTGCTGCTGCATGGCCATGGCACGGCCCGACATCTGATTGACGCCCTGCCCGATCAGCGCCGGGTTGATGGCGTAATTCTCGATCTCGTTCTTGGCCTCCTGGAGGAAGCCCAGTTGCGCATTGAGTTCCTGCGCCTTGGCGTTGTCGTCAAAGCTCGGCATTTCGGCGCCGGGCGGCACCACGATCACGCCATCGGGCTTGTTGGCCTCGGAACGAATCTTCTCGATATCCAGCCCATTGCCGTCGCGAACAATCACCCGGCGCGTTGCCGAGGTCCACAGCGCCTTCGACCGGCGAGCATTGATCTCGTCCTGCGTCGACTTCAGGTTGCGGTGGAAGCCATAGCGATCGCCGTCATGGTCGACAAAGGCCGAGAAGGCGATGAATTTGCAGAACGTCTTTCCCTTCTCATCGACATAGGGCGAAACGCCCGACGCCAGGATGAGGCTCCCGGTATAGACCGCCCAATGCCATTTGCCGCCCTTGATCAGCCAATGGTCGATGACGCGAACGCGCTTGCGGCCGTTGCTCGTGTCCGTCCATTTCGTGTCGCTGTCGGGGTTCGATGTCAGTTCGGTGTTGGTGTCGACCGACGCAGTGATGTCTTCAGCCTTGTCGGGAAACTGCTCAATCAGCGCGTCGAGATCGGCCCACTTGCCGACGCCCATGAAACGCGCATCGGAGAAGTCGGCTTTGGTCGATCGCGGGTCGTAGAAGAACGATGCCGGCTCGATCAACTCCATGCCGATTTCATTGTCCCCATTGTCGCCAGGAACGATCGTCAGTTCGATGCCGGCGATGCCATCCACGGCGCCATTGAGGCCGCACACGGGGCTCTTTTCTGCCCAGCGCTGCTCATCGAGCACATAGCGAACAACCGCTGTCGCAATCTCCGCGCCCTCTTCGTGCTTGGGCGTGCGCGGATAAGCGCGGGGGTCGTTGCGCTGGCGCTCCATGTACCCGACGATGGCGTTGATCTTGCGCGCTTCGCGGTTGTAGGTGACGACCGGCTGCTTGCGGCGGTTCAGAACCTTGATCTGGGCGTCGGTGTACTGCGCGCCGTGGAAATAGCGGCGAGCGTCCTGCTGCTCCTTGATCTCCTCGGGCTTGGATTCGAGGTAGCTCAGGTAATCTTTCTTGAGCGCGTCGACGGACAGATCAGCCGACATGGCCTGCGGGGCACTGCCGCCGGAAGCGGATGCCGCCGATCCAACGCTGTAACCGGAATCAACCATCAGATCGTCATCCAATCCTCAGCGCGCGCCACATCATTGCGGGCCGTGTAGCCAGACTTGTTCGCATCCGACGGGGCCGGCTTCTCCGGCGGGTTCTTGAACATCTTGTCGATGAGCTGGCCAACGAGCCCAAGCGCGTCGACCTGGTCGTCATGCCGGCCAGTCGGGAATGTCAGCAGTTCCGCCCGGAACGCCTCGAACCATGGGGCATTAGCTGGCACATAGAGCCCGTCCAGGGCCATACGACCGCGGATCGATTGCGCCCGAATCGCCTTGTCGCCGCGGGTCGGGAAGACCTCACGCGCCACGTAGGCTTTGCGAGCGCGCATCCGCTGGGTCAGGAACGGCCCGACGCCGGCCTTGATCTGACCCGTTTCCTCTGCCCAGCCGATCGGTTTCCACTGCAGCACGAGGTCGCAGAACGATTCGACCCACTGATCGGACGAGGCCTGCTTGCGCCACAGATCGAGCAGCCACAGCCGCCCCTCTGCGTCGATCCCGACAACGACATGCACCGTGTAGTCGCCGCCGTCGCCGGTCACCGCATAGTCACTGGCGCCATAGACCTGCAGCGTCGACCGGGCAGGTGCTTTCTCGTATGGTCGCAGCCAATCGGCCTGGAACAGATCGCCGGCCTCTGGCGCCGGGCGCTGCTGGAACAGCGAGGCCCATGTTCTCGGCTTGCTCTCAAACTGCGCCCAATGTTGAGCCGTGAACCACTCCGGCCAGAGATATTCGCCGATCTTCCGTCCGAGCGGGTCGTCTCCCCGTTCCGCCTTGGCGGGGAGGCAGATCACTTCCCAGTCCTGCCCGTCTCGGCAGCGGATCAATCCGCTCTCGCCGGCATAGCCGACCGGCAGCAATGCGCCGGCCAGGTCATCCTCATGCCAGCGTGTCTGGCAGAGCAGCACAGAACCGCCGGGCTTGAGACGGGTCAGGATGTCGTCTTGGTAGGCCTCAATCGTCCGGCGCCTGGTGATCTCGGATTCGGCTTCCAGTCGGCCCTTGATCGGATCGTCAATGGGGATGAAGTCGGCACGGTTGCCGGTGATCCCCGAGAGGATGCCGCCGCCCATGTATTCCGAACCATTCGCAAGCGCCCATTCATCAGCCGCCGCGCTGTCTCCGCTGATCGATGTCGAGAACAGCGCCTCGTAAGCACGCTGCCTGACGATTGACCGCGTCCGACGCCCGAACTTGCGCGCCAGATCCGATCCGTACGAAACCCCGATGACCTTGAAGTCTGGCCACCTGCCCATCGCCCAGGTCGGCGCCACGACAGATGCGTACGTCGTTTTCGCGCTGCCCGGAGGCATGAACAGCATGGTTCGGCCATTGGGCCGTTCGATGCAGCGCTGCGTTGCCTCAAGCGCCAGCACGTGATGCGCAGCCAGTGCCGTCTGCACCGGCTTGTACGTCTCTTGGTCGTCGCTGTCGTTGTCCGCTGTCTGCCCGCGTGGGGCGCCAGGGACTTCGATATAGCGGGTGAACTCTACAAGATCGGCCCTAGCCTTTCGTCGCCGCAGAAGCTCGCGGGCCGCGTCCTGCGGCGATAGCTGCGAGGGCTTCATCACTCAGGTCAACGACCTCTCTTGCGTGCGGGCTGTCATCGCCGCCGTCTGGCGCGTCCATGCTGAACGCCTGCCGCTCGAGCGTGATGAAGTTCTTCACTGCCGATGACAGCGCCAGAAGCGTAGAAGCCCGGCTCGGCAATGCAACGGCGCGGAGCATCGCGGCTCGTCGCTGGCCGTTCCTATCGCCGGCCGTCTCGACTTCAATCTCTTCCTCGATCTCGTCGCGGTTGACCGTTGCCTCGTCCAATTCATCGAACAATGATCGTGCGAGCGTTCGGCCCCTGCTGATATCGGCTCGATGCGACCGGACAACTTCAACGACGCGGGTTGCAGCGGCTTCAATGGTTTCACGTGCAGAGGCTTCTGAAACCCCGTCTGAAACCAGCTTAGCTGAAACCGCCTCTTTGACCCTTGCGGATAGATCGCGGGTCCACCCGTCGCGCTTAGCGCGCTTGTTGATTGCCGTATGGGAAATGCCGTGGAGACGGCCGATCTCCGACACCGACAATTGGCCGGCGCGGTATTCGCGCTCAATCGCTTCCCAGTCGGTTGGGGGCTTGGTGTCTGTCATCTGGTTTCAGAATTTCGGGCGCAAAGCCCAATCGTGGCGATCGGCTGACCCGTCGCCGTGGACCCGGAGGCAGTCTGCAATGCAGCCCCTACGCGGAACGGTCCACTGTCTCTGTTCGACGCAATAGGTAAGCTGATTTGCTTCATGCGGCAAGCTCCTCGATCTGACCGGATTCGAGTTCCACAGCTGTTTCGCGCCCGAGCAGGTCAATGGCGACGCGAAGCCGATCCAGCGAATGCACCGCCTCGACCTTGGCGCTGAACCCGCGGAATGGGCCGTCTGTGACCCGCACCCGCTTGTCGCGAAGGCGCTTGCGCATGGCCTGCAGCGTGTTCTTGACGGTCTCCCCGCGGTGCCGGCGCGCCTGGTCGGTGTCATCGAAGGCCATGTCGGCTTGCGCCGCGCGGAGCTCGATCACGTCCTTGGTCGGCACCGGGACGGGCGCCATCGGGAAGCCGGGCAGCACATCGGCCACGCCGTCACAGGAACGGATGGTGGCGAACTGCGATGCCTCGGCGAACACGAACAGGTAACGCGGGAAGTGGCAGAGCGTGGTCACGATCGTGACGCGGCGCCGACGGTTGAAGCGCTCAATCCGATATTCGGGCAAATAGGCCTCAAGTCCAGCGTCCTGCAGATCCTCGAGAGCCTTGCGCTCGAATTTCGCCCGGGTCTTGACTGCGTACCACTTTGCCATTTGCCCCTATGCCCCTTAGTGAAGTGCGGTGGTCATCTGCGAAACGGCCTGCGGGCTTGCCCTCGCCTTGATGTTGGCAACGGCCTTGGCGACGACAGGCGCAGGCCATGATTTCTTGGTCATGTAGGACTTGACGGTTTCCCCGCTAACCGCCTCGCATTCGCGGAAAAGCTCTTCTTGCGAACGATGCACGACCTGAGCATCAGCCGGCAGCGTCGAAACGAATTCGGGCTTGAGCCGGATGGGCTCGCGCCACTTGCCGCTGTCGAGCCAGTTCGCCGCCGTCTTGGAGTAGCGGCATTGCGCATCGACCGTGCGACCGCGCTCCTCAGCTTCCTGCGCCACCCAGCGCGCCTGGCGGTCAGCGGCCTTGACGGCCTGTTCCTGCTCCTCGGGCTTGAGCTTTGAGAATGCAGTTCTTGCTGCCGTCTCCGCGCTTTGAGGATTGTCGGGATAAGCTTCCATGAATTCCAGAAACAAATCCCGCGCGCCATCTTGCGGCCTCGCGGCCTCTAGAACGGGCGGGGGTATTTCTCTTTCTGTCTCTGCTTCTAGTTCTGTCTCTGTCTCTGGTGCGTCACCGTGACGTGACGGTGACGTCACTTCGCCGTCACCTGACGGTATTGCCTCGTCACTGACAGCCGACGCGCCCCGTTTCCGCTCACGATATCGAGCCTGACGGTCAGCGGATCGATCCGATGTAAACTGGCGATCGCCCCACTTGACCACACGGTCATCAGAAACGCGCTCAAGAGCGGCCAGGGCAGCCACGACCCTGAAAACGTCAGTCTCGTCCGCGCGTAGAAAGTAAGCGACTTCGGCCGTGTCCAGATTGAATCGTCCATTGTCGTCGATCTCCGCTGCGCTCTCGAGGATCGCGCCCCATATCCACACGACGCGCTCGACAGGCTGCTTTGCCTTGATCGCGGCGGACACGAGCTTGTCGTCTCGCACCATCCCAGCGTAGTGCCGAAACCACCTGCTCATTGCTGCTGCAACCTCGCCATGCGCCTCTGCTGCGCCCGTTCGGCAGCAAGGTAGATTTCATCGAGGAGCGAGCTCGGGCGGCGCGGCGCCAGCGTGTAGGCCGGCGCAGGCGTGCCCTTGCGTTCGGCTCGTTTGTCGATCAACCGACGCACATTGTCGCGCGGCATGCCGAGCCTGTTGGCGACAACGCCGAGCGGCACACCGCCGCGGATCATCGCGTTTGCAGCTGCTGTCTTGCTCGGATAGCCGAGCACTGGGTGCGGGGACATGCTACTTGCCCTTACTCTTAAGGATGTCGACGACGTGATCGGTGTAGATCCGCAACTCACGATCGGCAGTGGCGCGGTCTTTGAGCGAGAGCTTGGCCAATGCCTTGCCCAGCGCATCGGTGATTTCGGAAAGGGTGAAGGTGGGCTGGGTCACGCGGCGTCTCCGGCGAAGAGCGGCGTGCCCTCGGCACCCTGCAGGCTGTTCTTGGACTTGGCCACGGCGGCGCGCTTGGTCGGCTTCTCAGCCAACTCCATCCGGCGGGCGATGTCGGCCTGATATTCGGGCTCGCGCTCGATAAGGGCGGCCCGCATGCCCTCGCGCCACGCCGCCTCGCCAGTGGTGCCGGTGCCGGCGAAAGGATCGAGCACAAGGCCACCCGGCGGCGTCACCAGGCGGATGAGGTATTGCATCAGGTCGAGCGGTTTGACGGTCGGATGCTTGGAGCCGATACGGTCCTCTGCATCGGCCTTGGCGGTGTAGAAGAAGCGCGCCGCAGAGCCAACGTCTGCAAAGCCAGAGTGAAATTCCCGTGGCCGGGAGTCCTCGCCGTAGACCGTATTTGACCTAATTGACCCCTCATTGGCCGGCGGGTGCGAATTCCCAACTACCGGAAATGCGGCAATGACATCGGCGCTACCGTCATGGATGATGTTCGCCGGCCAGCGACCGAGGTTCGAGGGGACAGCTGCGCCGGTAGTACCGGTTCTGTATTGATCACGTGGTCTGTTGCCAGCCATGCGCTCGAAGGTTTTGTTCCCGTCACCAT